AAGTTCGACATGAACTTGAGTGCGACGCCCAAGAAGGAAATCGAGTGGCAGGTGCAGACTCGCGCCTACAACTTCGAGGTTCCTTTCGGTTTGAAGCGTCTCGATTCTGGCGACTTGTTCATCGACAAGTTAGAAGGTGATGTCTCGTTCAGCGTCACCTATCGACCGGACCAGTATCCCGGTTGGATCGAGTGGGCTGATTTCTCCGAATGCGCGACTGTTACACAGTGCTTGGATCTTTGTCCGATTACGAACTTCAAGCCGCAGTACCGACCCAAGATGCGCTTCCCGACTCCATCGGATGCGCCGTGTAACGCGACGATCAGCACTCCCGCTCGGAATCTTTACGAGGTTCAGGTGTCGCTAAACATCATCGGATATTGCCGGATTAAGAGTCTTCGAGTTCACGCCTACGACATCCAAGAGTCGAGTGTTGGAGAGTGCCGGACGGTCTTCCCCGCCTGCACACCGCTTGATGTCTGCGATATCAACCCGCTGACCTACACATCGGAATAGTCTAACAACCATGCCAAACCTTACGCTCATCACGCTTACTCCGCCGAGTCTTCCGGTTGGATATTGTCCGCTGAATTACCAGACGTTGGCCAACGATATCATCAGCGGTACTCAGGCGACGTTCAACAGCTCGATTGGAAACTCGTTCTTCAACTTTGGGCCTTCGACTCCTGCGCTGAACAATCAGGTTTATCCGTGGCTGGATGAGGATGGTAACTGGTGGGTCTTTAACGGCGGCTATTGGAATCGAAAGAATCCTGTTCCTCCTGGCACATTTGAGCGTCGGATCTTCATCGGCACTACCAACGACCTACTTTCGTATGATGGTGGCGATGGAACTTCAAACCCTCCTACCAATTACACCGGAGCAATGTGGGAGGTTGACACGGCTTTTCAGGCTCGCTTCCCGGTCGGTGCTGGAACCTTTGCGGCGAGTGGTGTTGTCACGGTAAACGGAACAACCACATCGACCGCTATCGTTGGCGAGGATCAGCATTTGCTGACAACGGCTGAGATGCCTTCACATGCACACTTGATGACTTGGGATTCTCAAGACACCGCTGGCGGCAATCAGCTCAAAACTCTGTACCTTGGACCTGATGCCAACGTGCCTAACGACATCACCAAGAATACCGCAAGTGTTGGTGGCGATACGGCTCACAACAACCTTCCGCCGTTTTACGGTGTGTACTTCATCAAGCGGTCAGCCCGAGTCTACTACACCAAATGAAGCTAATCGTTCAGGACATCCGCTCGACTATCGCTCGGGTCATCGGCGTATGTGTCGATGATCAGCGCGTTTACGACTACATCAACCAAGCGTGTCGAAGGCTTCTACACAAGGGGTTGTGGGCCGGTGCGTACGGACGATTCACGATTCATACGGTCGGCGGTTGCATCACATGGCCGCGTCAGATTGAAACCATCGAGTCCGTAGCCGATTGCTGCGGAGTTGGAACCGTCCGCAATCAATGGTTCGAGTTTCAGGAAACTGGCTATGGACTGCTCAACTCAGGAGACGCTTGCGTCGGTAAGCAGCTTATTGACCGTGGGACTGTCGTCTCTTACCGCGACATGTCTGGTGGTCTTAACAGCTACATTCGAGTCTACCCTGGTGACGCTTCGGATGTCGGCAAGACCATCACCTTGCAAGGAGTCGATCAGAACGGTCAGTGGATTCGAACGCAGTCCGGCGGAGCATGGATTGACGGAGAGAAGCTGACGCTCGCTTTGCCGTACGTTCAATCGACCAAGAAGTTCATCGAGCTAACCGGCGTAATTCGTCAGGCGACGAACACAGTCAGTCGGTTGTACGAGTTCAATGCGACGACTTCTCTGGAAACGGATCTGGCAGTTTACGACCCAGATGAAACTTTGCCGCAATACCGTCGCAGCTTGCTCACCGACCGCTGCCAAAACGACGAGGATAGGCCGGTGACGGTCATGGCGAAGATGCGCCATATCAACGCGACGAGCGTCAATGACTACCTCATTCCTCCGTGTCCTGATGCCATCAAGCTGATGGTCATGGCGATTCGTAAGGAGGAGAACGATTTGATTCAGGAAGCAGTGGCCTACGAAGCTAAAGCGGTTCAAGCTGTGCAGGAGCAGACGATGCAGTATCTGGGCGATGCAGTGCATACGATACGCATGGTCGGCGTCGGTTTGAACGGCGGAGGATTTTCGCAATGGTTCTGAACCAAAAGGATAATTTATGGCAATAGGACTTGGAGCGGCAATTTTGGGCGGAGCAGGAATCTCGGCAGCGGGAAGTCTGCTCGGCGGATTGTTCGGTGGAAAGAAGCCGAAGGTTCCCGAGCTGAAGCCGATTGATTTCGCCAAGGAGCAGCAGCAGGCGATTCAGCAGAACATCGCGTCGCTTGAGCCTGCTACCGAGTTGGCCAAGAAAACAACCGCCGCTGAGCAGTCTCAGCTTGAGTCGCAGCTTCGTCGTGCGATTCCTGGTTATGACCAGCTTGTTTCTCAGGCTGGGCAGAACATTGCCGCTTCTCTTCGCGGCGAAATCTCGCCTGAAGTCTCCGCTCAGGTTCAGCGTTCGACCGCTGGACGCGCTTTGTCTGGTGGATTCGGCGCAGGATCTGGATTTGGCCGTGCGCTGACCGCTCGCGATTTAGGTCTGACCGGCATGCAGATTCAGAATCAGGGTCTTGCTCAGGCGCAGAACTTCATCCAGCAGCAGCGAGCGTTTGGCATGGTTCAGCCGTTCTCGGTGAGCAGCATGTTCATCACGCCAGCGCAGCGTATTGGGGCGATTCAGGAACAGCAGGCCAGAATGTACGGTCGTGACTTGACTGCCGCTCAGGTTGCTGCCGCTCCTTCTCCGATGCAGCAGGCGGCTCAGACTGCGTTCACGAACTTTGGAGGGACTGTTGGTGGCGCGCTGTCGCAGTACGGAATGTATCAGGGATTAATGGCTCAGAATCCTGCGAATCTGTATTCTACTCCTCCTTCTGGCTCACCATACGCCGGGGCAGGCGCAACAACCGGATCAGACATGAGTATTACTGGAATAATCCCTGAAGTTGGATAAATCTTATGGCCGACCAATCTCTTCAAGCATTTCAGCTAGGCGCATCGCTGTTCGACCGCGCACAGACGCAGGCTCGCATGATGGAGCAGATGCAGATGAACGCTGCTGAACAGGTAATGCGTCAGCGGCAGTTCGATCTTCAGAATAAGATTCAGTCGAAGGCGTATGCCGATGCGCTGGCAGAGTCGGAGGCGCAGAATCTGGAATACGACGCTTTTCAGAACTTCAATCAGCAAGTTTCAGACTTTTTGAACAGCACGACAGAGGGTGCTGCAATGCCTGCGCTTCCTCGGTTTAAATCAAAGCAGTTCAATCAGGAGGCTACTCGACTCATCAACGGCCTTGAGCCGTATTCTGCTCGCGCTGAACTGATTAAAAAGCAGGCCAAACTTGCTGCATTCACAGATCAGCTTGAGGCAAAACGAATTGAGGATGCTCGAAAATATGGTGCATTAACGCGCACCGCTGATGGAAAGTACGTCATTGATGATGCGTTAATTGCTAAAAAGCGCACGGAAGAAGAGCAGCTCGGAAAAGCGTCAAAACTTGGAGCTTTGGGGCGTCTTGGAAAAAACACCGTTCAGAGCATGATCGACTCTGGACAGATTCCTCAAGAAATCGCACCCCAAGCTATCCTTGCTGCCGAAAGTTTCGAAAAATCAAAGACCGGATCAGTCGGCAAGAATACTGATCTGTTTATTGAAGCTGCTAAGGCCAAGGCAGCAGCTTCTGGACAAGAGATTACGCCAGTCAAGGAAGCTGAACTGAGGCAGACATTTATTGGCGGAGGTGGACGTCTCAAGCCGCTTGAAGCTAAGACGGCCACAAAGCTGGAGGACGAGTTTGCCGTCATGGAAACGATTGACTCTCTTCAAGACGGTATCGCCGAGTTTGAAAAACAGTATCCCGGCAAAAAGTTCACTGACTTCCTCGGGGCGATTCCGACCACTGAAGTTAAGATCCGGTCGTTGATTCAAACGGAAAAAGATCCAATGAAGCAGGAAGCGTTGGGATTGCTGGCTGACTTCATGGGGGTTGTCAATCGCACCGCAAGAACCACTTCCGGTCTAAACGTCACCGAAGGTGAAGGCAAACGAATCGCTCAGGAAATCGGCGGATCTTTCGACAAAAACTCGCTCATCAAACTTGATCGATTCAGGAATCGAATTGAGCGGAGTGCGCGTGGAACCATTGGGAGAAACATCGACAAGGCTCTTCCGTCATTCTATGAGCGTTGGTCAACCACTCCGTTTGGAACGCGAACTACTGCCGCATACTCCGCTCCCGGTGTTTCGTTCCAATCTACGGAGATATCGACCGACTCGATGAGTCTTGAAGATATGCAGAGTTTGATTCAGCAGTTGAAAGCAGAAAACGGACAGCAATAAAAATATGCCATTATCACCTGAAAAAGCTGCTTTGCTTCAACGACTTGAGGCGGAAGTCGCTAGACGAATGGCGTCAAGCAATGCCGTTCCAAACCAACCTTCTATTCCTCAAGTTGAATCTGCTGCTGTTGTTGGATCGACGGCTCAGTTGAATCAGGCGGTTCAGGATGCGAGCAATGTAGGCCAGCAAGAAGGAGGGTTCATGGCTGGCCTGAAAGAGGTGTTCCGTGGAATAGGAACCGGAGGCGGCGGTTTGTCTGGAGGTGAAGTTCTTCGCGCACCTATTGCTGGAGCTGAAACCCCCGAAGGTCAAAAGTTTCGTCAGGCAGCAAGATTTCAGGCCGCTACTGGAGCTGGAATAGTTGCCCCTGAACTTCTTGCCGCAGCGGTTCCAGAGGTTGCCGCTGGAATGACCGCAGCGGGAGGAGCTACACGGCTGGCTCGCACTGGTCAATTTCTTGAGCGTTCAGGCGCTCAAGCACTTGGGGGTGGAGCGGGTGGCGCTGCAACTGGAGCGGTAGAAGCGTTGCCTGAACTTGCTCGCGGAGAATACGGAAAAGCTGCTGAAACGCTCGGCGAAAACATTCTGGCTGGAACAGCTCTTGGCCCACTTATCAGCGAGGTGGGCGTTCCCGTTCTCGCCGCTGGGGCTAGGCAGTTTGTTAAGCCTGCAATCGCTGCAAAGGAGTTTCTTACTGGAGGTGGATTTAGGGGTGCAGCAACGACGTTTTTTCGACCTCGCTACGCTCCTCGCGTTGGCTCTCTGGAGACTTCGCAGATTCGGGACACCATTGAGTCTTCTACTGGCGTAAGAGTTCCACTCGGTGTTGCTGAGGCAATTGGCGAGCCGGGACTTGTCGAAGCAATCAAGAACGCTCCAGTTGGTGCGGAGGTTACACCTCAACACATGGAAAGCCTTAAGAGGCTGATCGTCCTAAACGCCACCGAGCTTGGCGGAAAAAACACGGGAATCACAACTGACGATCTGGCGAAGAGTGCTGTCGATATTTTGAGGAGGCGACTTGGGGTTGTTTCAAAACCTTACGAAGATGCAATCGGAACGCTTTCGGCGCAGTTGAAGCCTTCAATCGACAAGGGGTTGAGCTATGTTCAAAACCAAGCAAATGCGCTGATTCCTGGAACCGCATCAACACCATCGTTTCTTGGGAATATTTTTCGAAATGTTGAGCAGGCTGGATATAATTTTTTCAAACAAACAGACGCCAAAAACTTTAACGGTCTTAGAGCAAACCCAACTTATCAGCAGTTAAAATCAAAAACATCAAACATTGTTGAGTGGGCCAACGATATTGACGCAGAGGCAATTCAATCTTTGAGGACGACACCAGAAGAGTCGTCACTTATTGTCGATCAATTTGGAAGAAAAGTTGTTAGCAAACCTTCAACTGTAACAACACAGGGTATACCGTCCACATATCCCGCTGAAACTCAAAAGTATGTAGCAGCAATTGGGAACATGGCCCCAGAGCAGTCAATTGATGCCATGAGAAAATACAGGACTATCATCGGTGACTCTATCGGAAACGATTCCATCTTGCCTGGAATTTCCGACCGAGCAAAAAAACAACTGTATAATGCTTTCACCAAAGATATCGAGGCTGCGGTTGACGGAGTGGCAGACAAGGAGTTCAAAACGCAGTTTCAAAATGCCAACAAGTTTCACCGAGAAAACGCGGATAATTTTTTAGGAAAACAGGTTCAGTCAATTATTAAAAATGTTGGCGCAGAAGGTGGCGCTGGACCTGCGTCAATCGCTAGGAATTTGGAGTCTGCTGATGCTCCGACATTCTTAAACTCAATCAAGAGAGCGGCTCGACCGGAAGACGCTACCGCAATCGATTCCGCTGCGAGAGAGTATCTATTCAATCAGGCTGCAAAGTCGGGCCTTGATCCAGTTACTGGGGAGATTTCAGTTTCTAAAGTAGTCAACTACATCAACGGACTTGCACCTGAAATCCAAAGCCAATTCTTCCCAAACGCAAAGGAGATTGCCAGTTTGGCAAAAAAACAGTCCGCGCTGGCAGGGCTTGATCCTAGCAAGGTGATTTCAAACTTAACGGTTGATGCAAAACTTCTGTCCGATGCAGTTGGAAGAAGGGATTTAGCCATCATGGACACCATCGCTGATGCTATAAAAAAGAAAGCAGAGATGGAGAAGCAGTTGCGCGGATCAATCCTCGGCGCACTGAAAAAAGCGTCTTCAAGCGATGTGACTGACATCGTTTCTCAGAATCCTAAAAATTTCATCAGCGGAATTGTTGACGGAACGTACACCCCCGAACAAAGCCGCGCCGCACTCGACATGATCGGTCGTGAAAGCCCGATGCTCGTCGAGCAACTTCAGTTTCAATATGTTGACGACTTGATCAGGAAGTATTCTGAATCTGGAGTTCTGAATTCGAAGAAGCTGGCGTCTGAACTTGCAGGAGAGTCAATTGTCGGCAAAGCAAGCAACACCAGAAATTATGCTGATGCAATTCTAGGAACCGGAAAAGTTTCTAAACTTAAATCTGTTTTGGACAATGTTGCTCGACTTGAAAAACTTAAAACTCCGGTATCCTCTAACGATCCTTTTGTAGAGGCGATGATTAGAACTGCTGGAGCTGTGACTGGAGAAGTTGTTGGTGGAATAGCCAAGATTGGCCCGATTGGAGCGGCCAATCAGGCTGTGCAAGTTTCGAAGCTGACTCCAGGTGTGAAATACAAGATAGCATCATACGTTCTTTCGACACCTCAGTTGAGAGAGCTTGCGATGAAGCCGATTGGCCGATTCTCGAAGGATGAGTTGAATGCTGTTCTTCGTGGAACAGCCGCAGCGATTGCTGCCACTGAAGGCGAGGATGCCCCTGACATCGACGAACTCCAGAACCTTGAACGATGAAAACCTCCCTCTCCAAAAAGGGTAATACCTATCAGGGCAAGAAGGTGACGCTCAACAAGCCGTTCTACACTCCTGGCGAGCGGAAGAAGAGCGCGGTGTACGTCAAGAATGACAACGGCAACGTCATCAAGGTTCGCTTTGGAGACGCCAACATGACGATCAAGAAGTCGAATCCTGAGCGTCGCAAGAACTTCCGCTCGCGGCATAACTGCGCGACGGCAACCGATAAAACGACTCCTCGGCACTGGAGTTGCAAAGCATGGTAATTTTATGGACAAGATGAAACTTGGCGGTGGCGGACGTTACGAAAAGCTGATCGGCAGTCTTGAGAAGAAGGGTGTGAGAGAGCCTCGCGCTTTGGCTGCTTACATCGGACGTAAGAAGCTCGGCAAGGCGAAGTTCCAATCGCTCGCTGCGAAAGGCCGTCGCCGCGCCATGCGCGAGAAAGCTAACGCTTAGGATATCGTCCTTTGGAGTACGGCTTTTTGGCCGACTCCTTATCAACGACGAACTTCTCTGGTTCTGCGTAGTTCCATGAGATGTCGCCGCCTGTTCCACGCTGGATCATAATCGATCCGGTGACTTTTCCGTCTTTGTCCGTCATGCCGGAACGGTCTGCCCGTTTGGCCATGCCGAGCATGAACTTGCGCGGATTGTTGAAGCCAACCTCCTTCATCACAATCACCTCTCTCGCCCAGTTGGTCAGGTCCGATGATCCGAATCCTGAGTAGGCCAAATCTGCCACGCTCTCAGGCTTGTCGTCCTTACCCTTCGGCTTTGGGAAGTGGTGGACAAGCACCAGGACAACGCCTGTCTCCATCATAATCGGCTGGAGTAGATGCCGCGTGAAGTTCGCGCATACCTCAATGTCCGCAGGATTGCCGCCCATGTAGGAGAGCAGCGGATCGATGTAAACAACGTCAGCCTTGGTCTTTCTCACTAAGCGGCGCAGCATCGTGGCAAAGTCAGCACCCGTTCGAACCGTTTCGCGGAAGAAGAGCATGTTCGCATTCCGCAATCCTCGCTCCCAGTTCTCCTTTCCAAACGTCATCTGAGCCGCCCCCTTGAGTGCGTCATGCTGATCGGCGATGTCGTTTTCCGCCTGAATGTAAACCACTTTTAGCGAACGGACGGGCCGGACGCCAAACCAAGATTCTCCCGACGCCCATTTCAGACCCTGATACGCCGCCATCGAGCTTTTGCCGCAACCACTTTGGCCTACGAAGAGAAGCGATGAACCGCGTCGAATCCATCTGTCACCAATCAGATTGTCAGGATCGTTCTTAGGATCGTACTCGATGATGCTATCGAGCGTGAACTCCATCGGCAGATCTAAAGCATCCAGATCGTCCTTGAACGCTTCCCAGTTCACCGCGCCGACATTGACCGCAATGAGCTTCTGCTCGACGCCATTACGCATCACGCCGGGGAGGCGACTGAAGCGACTCGCGTTCTTGTTCTTCGGATCGATTCCGATGCTCTCCAGATGTCGATAAACAATGTCGCGGCGTTCTGCCCACTCTTCTTTGTTCGCCGCATCCACGCGCACCCAGCCGTGCAAGCTCTTGCCGCCTGAATCGATGACGACCGACAGCGGCAGCTTCGACTCTTTCAACGCTGTCCATTGCTCGTCCTTCGACTTCTCGTCCATCTCGATGAGAACATGGCGATAGGCGGAGACACCAGAGTCTGAGCCGCTCTCGTCGATACACGGGTTGATGCGGACGTACGCGCCGTGACTATCAGGACCGTTCCACATGGAACTAATTGGCGGCGTGAAGTGATTCTGAATCCATTCCTCGCGCTTGAGGAACGTACCCTTGGAAGCTGGCCTACTCCTACCCCCCTCGTCGCTCACGATGTCATTGCAGATGCAGACAACTTCGTCCGGTTCGAAGCAGGCTTTTAAGAAATCTATGGTTGAAAATCGAAAGTCCGATTGCGGAATTGCTTGGATCTTACGCACCACAAACTTGCCGGTAGGCGATACGGGAGTGCCTCCCTGGCCGATGCCGGGATGCGATTCCAGAAGCCATCCGCGCGGCTTGTCATGCGCTACTTTTGCAGCCTCGCTCAGCTTGTGGGCCAGTTCATGCGGCTTCCACGGCGGGAGACATTTCGAGTTGTACTCATGCATGAGCGTCTCGGCATCCACTGCATTCAGCTCAAAACCGTGTATGAGCGAGGTTGCCACTGCGAAGGTTGCTCCATGCCCATTCTGACCTGAGACGGCTCCTGGCGTGTTACGCAGCCATGCGCGCGCACGATCTACTTTTGATTGATTCATTCGATTCCAAGTTGTTTTCTCGCTATCTCCCCGCTTCGACCAAGATCAGTCTTGGCGATTTCGGAGAGGACTGAATTTGATTTCTCTAACTTGCTGAAAAGGAGAGCAAGCTCTTTGGGAGTCATCAGATATTTGCTCCAATGCTGAATGGCGATGGAGCGTGACTGAAACTTCGCAAAGAGCTGCTCTTGTGCGGCGATGTAAAGTTTAGGGCTTCGCATCTATCAGGACGAACTTAGCTTTGAATTCAGCTTTCGTTCGAACGTAGACCTTGGCCTTGCCCTCGCGCATGTAGGCCACGCCTGACCACTTGGTTTCTCCGATGCGTATTTCTACGTCGTCGGACAGGAGTTCAACTTCCACTGAGCTGTTTCCTGAGTTCTTGTATTTCATCTTCAGAAGCGTCGTCGAGATGGCCGACTCCAACCGCTTGCCATCCGCCATCCACGCTGCGTTTTGGCTTCGCTGGCTTGCTCATCCAACCTCGAAGAATCGCATAGTCAATGAGGCGCGGAGCTTCCTTCAAGAGTTGTTCTCGGGATATTTCAGATGCTTTCATCGGAATTGATTCGTTTGACCGCACGACCGCGACGACCGCCGGAATGTCGCATGCCGAGTTCAGTTTTCTCTTCGCTGGCGAATCCACGGCGGACAAGCCATTCCTTATACTTCTTGTCGATGTACGCGAAATCGATGCGTGGCGTTGATTCATCGGCTTCAGCGATTCTGACTATTTTGTTCGCACTGTTTAGGCTCATATATTTTCTGTATTCGTTTGTATGCTTTCTGTGTGTCGGCGCAGTCGATGCACAGGTCGAAGTCTCCTCCGATTGTACATCCGCAGCCAAGTGCTTTCGCAAGCTCCTTGGAAATCCATTTGTACTCTGCCAGCTCTTCTTTGATGTCTTCGAGTTCTTGGCTCATTTGAGGACAAAGAGAATGAAGTACGCGCTGGTGATGACGACGCCCATAGCGAATGCGGCGAC